TTGAGTTAACTGAGGTTCAACGCTTTGACGTACAGCACTGTTAGGAGTATTACCTTGACCAGCACCTATGTTTAAAGCACCACCAATAGTAGTTCCTTTTGTATAAGCAGAACCATATACAAACACTTTAAGACCACCAGTTGCATTAGCAGCAGAAGCAGTAATACCTTGAGCAGTTAAAGTTGTTCCAGTAAAAGATTGAACTGTGATCTGAGCAGATCCAGCACCACCAACAGCAGCAGCAGTATTAGTTGCTAATACAATTGCTTTTGCTTCAGCACCTGTTACAGGGTCTAATACAACAACGGTATCATTGATAGATATAACGTTGATTGCAGTAGCACCACCACCAAGAGTTATTACAGATGGGTTAGTACCAACACCACCACCATTAGCCTGACCACAGCTTGCATATGATATATGTAATCTGTTTTGTTCAGACCAAATTACTTGATCAGATGTCATTGGCATTTCAGCGCCAACCATTCTTAAGAATCCAGATAACGTTCTGTTTCCATAACGCTCTACTTCTTGTTCGTAAATTCAGGTAAATACTGTTGAGCAAAGTCACTTCCAGCACCTGTGTTAAATTGTAGGTAATTTGAAGCCAAGATCTGTTGAGTAGACGATGGAACTAAAGTACCAAATTGTGGAGTTAAAGCCATAATTATAATTTTTGTTAGTTAAATTTTTTAGTTTTGATTTTTAGTTTTGAAGAATCAAGACCGGTAATTGCTTTAACTTTTAATCCTCCAACATATACATCACCAGAAGCTGTTTGCCTAGGTTCGTTACTTATGTTTTTAGATTTAGCCATAACATTCTTAATAGCATCGGCTTTGCCTTGCTCATAAAAATGTTGTGCTATTGTGTCAGCATTACGCGCAGCGTATATAGCTTTGTGATAACCTTGAGTATCTTGTACTTCTCCTTTTTCATTTAAGAACGTCTTAATAAAATTTGAAATATCAGATTGTTGCTCTGCTACCTGTGATGGGTTTTTAAGTCCGTATCTAAACTTCTTATCACTAACATTAAATTCAAAACCTTTGAATTCATTATTTAGCAATTGATTAGTTCTTTGCTTAAAAACATCTCGTCTAGCTTTATTTGCTTCCTGCTCTTCGTTGTAGCGGTTGAAAAAGTCTGTAGCTTTCTTCTGATCTTGAGTTACGCCGGGTCTCAACTTGATTTCGTCGTAGTATTTACTCTTTAAACCTTCTAAAAACTTCTTAGCTTTTGCAGCCTCTTCCTTAAACGCAATTTTCTTTTTGCGTATATCTTTTGGTTCATCTAAATCTTCATCGTAATCAAAGTCTTCTAATAAAAGACTTACATCTTCTGAATCTAAATGTGGTTTTGTTTGTTTATAATATTCGCTTATTAAACTTTTATTATCAACATTGGTATAATCTGCATTAAGCCTAACATAGTCTTCTACAGTTCCACCAGTTTCTTCCATAAATGAAACTAGTTTTTCAATATTATCAGGTAGAACTCTTTGCTCTTGTATAGTTTGTTCTACTTCTTTTTTTACTTCTGGTTGAGCTTCAGTTTCCTCTACTAATTGTATTGGAGAATCTACTTCTTCGTCGGTGTTCCGTACTTCTTCAACCACTGCTTGGCTGTTGCTACTGTCTTTGGATTCTTCGACAACAACATCGCTATCATTTGTCTCTTGTGTTTGAACGGCATTTGTTTCTTCTTGTTCTTTTGGTATTACTACTTTTGTAACACTAGGCTCTATATCTACTAAAGGTTCTTTAATGTTTACTTTAGTTATTTCACCTTGATTGCTACCTAAATTTTTAGGTTTTGAAGGAGCTTTTATTTTAAACTCTCCTTCCTGTTTTACTTCTTCTGACATAATATAATAATATAAAATTAAAGGATTTTGTTTTATTTAGTAGGCTCGAATTGTTCTATTCCAAAACTACCTAGTGAGTCAAATCCTGATGACTCAAAATTCTTAGGAAGACCATCTGTTTTTCTTTGATTTATCATTTCAGATTGTTGAGTTCCTATGATACGAGCTCGCTGATCTTTACGATCTTCTATTTCTTTTTCTTTTTGTTTTTCAACCTCAGTTTTTACTTGAGCTAATTGCATGTTGTATTGAAACTCTTGCTCCATCAATTGTCTTTTGATTTGAGCCTCCATTTCCATACGTTGTATTTCGAATTGAGATTTACCCTGCTCCAATTGTAACTTACTCTCTGTTAATGCTTGTTGCTTTTGCATTTCAGCTAATGCTGCTTTTTCTGAAGCCTGAGCATTTGCTTGAGCTTGCATTTGTATATTCTGTTGTTGAGCAGCCGCAGCAGCCTCTGCTTTTTGTCTTTGTTTCTGTTTTAAAAGTTGATTGGCTAGTTTGAAATTATTTATCTCTCTTATATCTATAGCATCTTCTAAACCAATTTGACCAGCTTTAATAGCTATCTGTATGTTTTGTTCTAACTGAGCTTGCTCTTCTTGCTCTGGTTCTAACTCTAAGAATATACCAAACTCATGCATATTAAGTTTTTCTATTTCACTTAATGTTGCTACATTTGTTTGATTAATAGAACTTATTAAAGCATTTTTAAGTAAAGGGAAACTTAATGCATCAGCAGCTCTTAGACTTATATTCTCAGCAACTCTAACAGTTAGATACATTAAAGACTGTAGTATATGTTTTGTAGCTGTATTAGAAGCTGCAGCTGCTAGTTTCTGTAAACCTACTAATGAATCCTTAGCTGGTTGACTACCATCTCTAGCTTCATTAAGTCCGGTAACATCTCTAATCATTTGTAAATAATACTGATACGTTTGTATCAACGCTTGTATTTTACTTATACCAGACGATGTTTGTAATTCTTGTATTGGTACTTTACCTCTATTAGGATCACCATCTTGCGTTAAGCTTCTACCAACAATACTACCAGTTTGGAAGTACATGTTTAAAGCTTCTGCGGGATTATAATTAGTACCATTACCAAGATCAACTTCTGCTAAACCATCTACATCAACATAAACACCATCAGGCACCATGCGTGAAAGTACTTGTTGAATTTTTAAATGTGTAAGCTGTATCATATCAGCAAAGCCAATACATTTGCTTACAACACTTTCTATTTTACCTTTATACATACGAGGCGCAGATATAGCATAGTTCATTTCAACCTTAGTTTGATCACTGTAAGGTCTTGTCATATTTTCAGCTAGTTCCCATTTAAGCATTTTTTTGAAACCTAGTATCTTAGCTCCACTATATAATACCTCTATAGCTCTATGTACTTTATTAAAGTTATCTGTTTCAGGTGGATCAAATGAATCATCTTTTTCAAGTGCTTTTTCTAATCCTTGATCTGTTTGTTTTATTTTAAATACCTGGTTTTCATAAGTCTTGTATTCAAAATACAAAACCTGTATAGTATTATTATCACTGTTTTGATTGTAATAATTTCTAGTGTAACTTATATCTCCAGGGTATTTTTCTATTTCTTCTAACTCGTCTTGAGTTAAATAAGGAAATTGTTTTTTTAGTTCTTCTAAGCTAACTGATTTAACTTCACCAACATAATAAACATCTTCGAAGTTTGGATCTTCTGTATAAGAATAAACTAAATTAGCAGGATCTACATAATCAACAGTAACACCATTAGCTAAATTAAAATTTGTTTTAACACAAGATATACCTAAAACAGTAAGATCATATGCTAAACGTTTTTTAGTCTCGTGGTATTTATTATAATTAAATATATTTTCTATAAGTTCTTCTTCAGCAATTTCTACAGATTGCTTGTAGTCAAGTTGCATGTATAACTCAAGCTCGTCTTCGTTAGCAGGAAGTTGTTTTATAGTTTTATTAGAAAAAAGATTTTGACCAGTAAGTTCATTCAAAGCAGTAATTTCATTTCTACTTTGCATATCACTTATAGCATCAAATATAAAATCTGTTCTTTCTTTTATTGCAAATGGATCTGAAGCAAATGATTTTATTCTATAACCTTTATCAGTCATACCATTAACTACAATATCTACAAATTTAGATAATACAGCTACTGGTTTCCAGTCTAAATTTAAATAAGATAAGTCACCATTAATAGATAATTCATCTTTATATTTTTGAACACTTTGTTCTCCTCTAGCATATAGCCTTAAACTATTAAAGTATCTCCAATTGTTTCCAAATCTTCCACCATCTCCTAAGCCTCTATCTCCTCTGAACCATTCGTTTTCAATAGCTCTTCCTACAGCCAAACCATATTCTAATGTTTTCTTTTCTGCGTCTGGTACTACCTGACTTGGGAAAGAACTATTAACGTTAGTATAAATCATTTATTTATTATTTTTGAAATACCACCTTTATTATCATACTTTCTGAAACCTAAAGGAAAAACATTTTTTTTAACTTTAAAAACTGGTGTATATCTATTCTTGTTACAAGCCATAAGAGCTAGACCAGAACTTATTGTTGCATCAAATTTTGTTCTATTATTTATATTAAATTTTGCCCAGTCTTCTAGTGTGCGCTGAAAATACATATCACCGTATGTAGTTTCTTTTAATCCAACAAAATCTTCTATATAAGATTCGATAGCTGCAGCATGCGCTTGCTTAATATCTTCAGAGGAGTTTGGTATACCTCCAATTTCTTTTTCAGTTATAGATAACTTATTATATGTTTTATCTGGGCGATTCATACTGAATCCTCTATAACCTCTTCTTTTAAAATGGTATAATAATCTTGGTTTGTTATTTTCACATAGTATTGGCATACCATAAAATATACAAGCCATAAGTACCTCTTCAAAAAATATTTCAGCAGTCTGTGGACGCGCTACATATTCTAAAAAGAATTTATTTGGTGGCACATCTTCCATACTAAATTTAGTGAGTCCATGTAAAGATCCTTTAGAACCTCTATTATCTACGGTACCTGATATATCATAGGAGTCACACCCAAACGCCCCGCAGTGCTCATTGCCAGGGTATTTAATTCCATTTTTTATTATTATACGATTTTGTAAATTTACAGGTGGTACCCACGATATTAAAAACCTACCGTCTCTATGTGGTACAAATTCAACCACAGTATCTTTATGACCATTAGCCCATCTAAAAGAGCCTTTAGTTAACAACCCTGCATTTCTTAAGTCCTCGTTGTAATCTATTTGTTCGTATATTTTAGTTAGATTAAATAAAGACTCTTTGGTTTCATCTCTAAAAGCATGTTGCTCAGTACGCGGAAATTGTCTATAATATTCATTTAAACTATCTTGATCGCCTTTTAAACCTTCAACTTCATTTTCCCAATGATTAATAACACCTACCTCAACTTGTAATCCATCTGCTCCTTCAATAGGTTTTTCTGGCGTATCAAAGACAGGGTGTCCATAAGTATCAATGAATCCCTCGTAGTTCCATTCCATAGGTATGAACAAAGAATATAATCCTGAGCTAGTTTGACCATTGCGGTTTCTTTTTGTGACATCTGACGCATAGTATAATTTTTTAAAATTTTCACCACCCTTATCCAAAGCGTTAGACGTTGAACCCATCATACATTTACCTACAATTCTAGAACCTAACCTTAAACAAGTTTTTGTAACTCTCCAGTTATTTAATATATTATCTGGTCTTTCCCACTTTCCACTCTCATCATGTACTAATAGTTTTAATTTTTCACCATCATAAGAATTGTCTCCTGTATTTTTCCAGTCAATGGTTGTATCTAATCCTTCTAGTTCCTCCTGTGTTTCACCTTCGTTAAGTTTACGTCTGGTGAGCCTTGACGCGGGTACCCTATAGGCGAGCTCCGTTTTCGGCCTGTCCATTCCGTCTTGTATGGGTTTAAAAAAGAACGGGTAATTGATGGAAATCGGCACAACTTTATCTGTGAACATTTTCTTTGCATCGGCTCCAGATTTGGACAATATCCCAAACCGTGAATCCGTTGATATGGTCGCCATGTTAACCGTTTCACCTGATGACATGAAAGAAAATCCAGAACGTCTGTTTTTGAGATAAGACATTCCATAGCAACGTTTGTCTGCTTTGCAAGCCTCCCAGAATAAGTAGAATAATCTGTTTGATTCCCTAAAATCTGGGAACCCAACATCAATCTTGGACCACTGCAAGTACATGTAATGAGTACCACTAATATAAGTAGGTAAACCTTTATTATTAAACCAGAAACCCTCTTCACGTCTTCTAAATTCTTCATCGATATACTCATACCAGTTTTCTTTAAAATGTTCTGGATGTTTATTCCAATCAAATACACTTTTTATTCTATCTAATTCCTTAGGATAATCTTGTCTACACCACCTATCTATACTTTTATTTAACTTACCCTTAAAAAGCGGTAGTGCTATTTTTAGATTTTGTATTTCATATATTTCACCGATTTGACCGGTCTTGCTTACAATAACTATATCATGCTCTTTATTGTAACCATATTCCCATTTTTTATTTTTGTTATTTCTTTTAACAATATGAGGTTTTATATGATCATCTAATATTCTGTACAAACTTTGAGTATACATCATTTAGATCTTCCTTCTGCAAAACCTTTAAAAGATTTTTGTTTACTACTTGATCTATCTTCAAGCATATTTTTTTCCTCTTCAATACGTGTTAGTATTTCAAAAGCATCAAATATAGCTAACTTTTTTGTTGCAGCTGCGTTCTTTAAACGATCAGCTGAGATGTCGTCGTCTGAATCTACAATAGGTTCTTTAGCTACCTTAATTAATTCCTCAACTGCTTTTTGCCCAGCTTGGATTATATTCAACTTGGTTTTCTTGGTGCTCATACTTAATTACAATATCATTTGATTTCATACAATAAAGCCGTAAGGACTTATTACCATATTTTAATATACCAATAAGCTTTTGCTCTTTATCGAGCTCTAGATCGTTGTTATTTTCAATTGGCATAGCGAAGCATCTATCAGCAAATGCTAGCCAATCCTTAGTTCTTCTATATAAATATATTTGATCTATTTGACAAAAATAAAGATTATCTTTAAAAAACTTACTACTATTTACTTCATTACCTCTAACGTTGTAATACCTTCTAAATATGTTATGATGAACTATTACTTCATCACCTTCTTTTATAGGTGTTTTAAAAGCTGTTGGTGTTGATACTACAATAGCTTTATTGTTTACAAACTTATGTTTTTCAATGCTAGTATTTAGTAGGAGTTCTTTACCGTCTACATCTATAGAGTTATCATAAATATCACCAACTGGTTTTATGATAAAATCATATACACTCTTCATCAATACTCTAAATCATATTCAACAGATACTGCCATGTGTGAATTAAATTTCTTCCATGGCAATACCTCGTTGTTTTTCTTTATATGAATATTATAAGAATTGTCTGATTCTTCAAATAAAATATACGCTATCTCATGACCACCATAAACCTGTTGGCCTATAGAGTAATGCATAGCATCATTTTTATAATCAGAACCTATACTGATTTTTCTTATAACAGAATCCATTTTAGTCTTCTGCTTTAACTACAGATAAATCCCCTTCTTTATCTTCTAAATCAACTAACGTATATTCTCCACTAGTCATATCTATATTAATAGATCCATATTCTTCTTCGAGACCTTTCTTAAAATCTTCTAGATCTTTATTAATACCAGCTATTTCATGAAGCAAAGCATGTTTGTTTGATTCTAAAATACCTATTTGACTAAGTATTTCACCTAGTTTAGTATTATAACCTTTTAATTCCTCTAATTGTTTTTCAGTAATTTTTGACATTTGATTTAATTTAATTAATTTATAGTAATATAGTTACACTATATTTTACTTTTCTACACTGGTAAATCTTCGTATTCTTCTTGGTAGTCACTTGGTAAATAACTTTCCATTTCTGAAATTTGTTCAGCGCTTAACTCATCTTTATAAAAGTCATTTGCTAAAACCCATTTAAAATGCTCTTTGATTGCTTCAACATTTTCATCAGAACCTATCTGTGATAGTTGGTCTGGTATCTGTGAAGTAATTACCTCTTTGTGGCTTTCTTCTGTATTTTCTGATGTTATTACGTTTTTGTACATTTTTATTTATTTTGTGATTTTAATAATTCTATTTCTTCTTTTAATTCTTTTATCGCTTGCACAAGTACTGGTACAAGTTTTCC